AACGTTTATGGATAACATTAGAAAATTCCGTATCAAAACCGGGACGATTGCTGAATTTAAACCTTGCATCCACATAGTGGCCAAGTTCATGCATAACAGTTCGAGGATCCCCGAATGTTCTTGTTCGTATAATATCCGTTTTAGGGTTATACCAGCCGTTGGTGCCTTTCTTACCGACACGCCCCTTCTTGATAGTAGCTCCGAAAATGCTATTTACATCATCAAGAATCTGTTTGCGTGAAATCGTCTCTCCCTGCCATGTGGTCAAGTCATTGCCGGCCGCTTCCTCAACAGGTCTTGCCATAAATGACCGTTCATCACCCGGCAATTTTACTTTTCCTGTTTCTTCTGCTACAATAGAGTTGCCAGATGGGTGGAGCTGGGTATCCGGCGTTGAACCCCTATCACTGGAGGGTTGCAGAGGATACCCTGACTGACGACCTCGAATATTTTCGCCGACGTAAATTAATTCGTCGGCGTTTTTTATATCTCTTGAAAGCTGATTAATAGCATTGTTGCGATGTCTTGGCTTATCCATAGCCGTACTTGAAGAGATAATTTTCCCTTTATCGGTTTTATCCATGCTGACCGCTATTTGATGTAACAAATTATCTTTCCCGCGCCATAGATTCACATAGAGTTTTCTTCCGTTCTTTTGCTTAAGAATAAAATCCGGATTTTGAACAGTATCTTTTATCAACCCAGTTGCAAATGCCCGGCTGTCAGAAATAGACATATTCTCGCCATGTCCGGAAGTAAAAGCTTTAACTGCGTCATCTACTGCATTTTTGTTTTCTTTGTCAAAAATAACTCTTACTTTTTCTCCCATCGGATCGTCTATTCCGTCAGCAAGTTTAAGCGTTTCCTGACGTGCATATTCAAATTTCTGTTTTTCCGGTAAATCTTTGAATGCGCTATATTCCGTTTCGTCATATGTACGGAATACTTCCTTAGGAATAGTTCCATTTTTGATATGATCGGATAATTCTTCCGGAGTAATATCTTTCACCGGATCCTTCATGAAATTTAAATTTGCTTCTTCCGGCGCGGCCTGTTTCACATCTTCCGCAAAATCATTGAGCCCGTTCTGCATGGGACGCTGCATCGGACGGACACTGCGGCCGTCATAGACTTCTCTGGCTATCTGCTGGCGGTATGCATCATTGGCCACTGCCGGATCCGGACGTTCATATTGTTCGCGGACAATACGTGCCGCTTCTTCCGGAGTGATATTCGGATTCTTCCGGAGTGCTTCAAAAGCCGACCGTTCCGTTGTATTCATCTCTTCGGAAATAAAATCTACCTGTGTACGCCAATCTTTAGGATCCAGTCCGTTTTCTTTGGCAAATCTCTCTAAATGCGCTTTCCTGTCGCCCGTCCATTGTACCAGTCCATGAGAATTGTACCCATCTCTTGAAAGTGCTTCTGTATCAAACATGGATTCCTGCGCAATATTTCCGGTAATCCCCGCCGCCTCCGAATCAGTAAATCCATTTTGGCGGAGCCGGTTATATACATCCGTTTTTATATCTCCAGTTTCACCGTATTCTGGCGGCAGGTTTGTTTCTTTAAGTGCCTGTGTACCCATCTCTGTATCACGGGCTAAATCGTCAAAACCTGTTTCTCCGCCACGTTTAAAAGAATCAAAAAAACGACCTTTCGAATTAGCAATGCCGCTCTTTACAGGATCAATAACATGTTCATTAAACGGTTCTGTGATATGCTCGCGAATAGGCTCGCTGATACTTTTAGGCGTTGCTTTTTTTATGCCTTTTGCCGCTCCGTGAATGACCGCGCCCGGTAAGAACACTTTATCCCACAATTCGGTCGGATTATCCACGAGATTTTGTGTAAATTCTCCCGGGTTATTCTTAAATTCCTTTATCGGTTCCCATACAGGATCCAAAAGAGCCCCTTTTGCTGTGCTGATAACAGGCGTGCCGTCGTCATTTGCAATGTTCTGGTCATAAGTCTGCATGGTAGAATCGACAAGAGTCGGGACAGCTAAAGCACCGCCTGCCATGCGGACAATGCCGGGCATACCGGGCGTAATGGCGGTGTACCCGGCAGGCTTGCCTACCAATTCATTGTAGACATTCATTTTTGCCCGGTTATAATTTTCACCTTCAAAGCCTTGCGTTGGATCTTCCATATTGATGGATTCTCCGTTGTTATATGCTTCCATGGCACGTTCTCCGGCAGCCGTAATTTCATTGCCGTAATTTTCTATCGCTTTGCCGGCATTAGCCGCGTAATCAGAAAGAGTATTCCATACATTGGCTTTTGTCTTCTCCCACTGCGCTTTACGCGCTGCACGCCCTTCTTCATAAGCGTCATCGATGCTGTTCAAAAAGCCTTTGGCCTTATCAAGCAAAGACGAATCCTGCGGCGGCTGATTCTTGAATTCATCAAAATATCTTTCACCGCCAGTATTACCGCCAGCGCGCTGAAATTCATCAAAATAACCCATATTTTACCTCTTTACGGTACCCATACTGCATAGAAACCGAGTCCTTCGTTTCGTAATGCCTGCTGTACTTCTTCTTTGGACATATGCTGCCGCATTTCCATGATTTTATTACTGAGACCTTGCTCATCATTCACAAGCTGTTTCTGCCCGCCTGTTACATCTCCCGGCTGTCCGGGCTGCTGCAAGCCTAAAACCTGTTGCAGCTGTGCATAATAAGGAGATTTTGCGGGATCGAAATCATCATCATACATATGTTGCTTCTCGTACATCTGCTGCAAGTGACTTAGCTGTGAAATAATCTGTGAATTGTACCCGCTCGTTCCGGGCCCTTGCACTTCTCTTGCCGTACCAGGAATAACCTGCCCGCTTCTGACATCAAATAATCCGCCGCCGGTATTCACATAAAAACGTCGCGGATCTTGCGGCGGTGCATAATTCCCCATCTGCTGGACAGCTCCTGTATCGCCATTGATTCCTACAAGCTGGCCATTTGGCATTGTCTTATAAGAAATATTCGGCTTATCCAACGCGTTGATGTTATTTAGCATATTCATATCAATCTGTGGAAGCCCCAGCTGCTGAGCACGGTAATTATAAGCGGCAATCCGCGGCGCCATTGCCTTAAGCTTTTTCGGATCATAACCGCTGACTGTCGCATTCCCGTCTTTATCCGTGGTATAGACAAGCTGATTCAAGATATCCTGCCGTGCCGGCTCAAGCACACTATCTTGATAGGCACTAAGCTGTTTACCATATTCTTCTGCTGTGTCATTTTCAAGCATTTCCTTTGCCATGCGCGCCGCTTCCTGTTGTCCATAGCCGCTCTTGATGAAGCTGACATACGCCGCCCCGGCTTTATTCCTAAGTGATTGCTTTATCTGACTCCTATCAGGGGCACTTGGCTGCGTTTGTGTTTGCGGCTGCGCCTGCTGCATATTCAGCTGATAATGAGGGACGGCCTGTTCTAATGCGTCCTGCCCCGCCGGAGCCGAAGATTGCAAAGGCTGTGTGCCGGCAGTGTTAATCTTGAAATGGGGCATTGCTTTTTCAAGACCATCCTGCGCAAAAAGGCCGCTGCCCATCTGCGGGGTCTGCGGCTGTGTCAATTGAGACAAAAGTCCCGGGGACTGTTCCTCTTGATAGCCCCCGAATACTTTTGTTGCATAATCTTTAGCATTGCGGGTATCATGTATCTTCTGCAGACGGTTTGCCGCCCACAGTCCCGCCAGATTCCCGATCTGATCCCATGGTGATTTATCCTGTACATAGATAACACTCATGATTATTTACCCGCTTTCTTAGCAACCGTCTTTCTTCTTGTTGCCGGCTTCTTAGCTGCCGGCTTTTTCTCTGTTTCATCCGTTGTTTCTTCTGCAGACGTTTCCTGCATAAGTTCTTCTGCAGAATCTTCTGTTCTCTGTTCTGCAGGAACAACGTCAACCGCTTCTGCAGGAATAATGTCTCCATCCGGGTCATTACCCGCTTTGTCAGCTTCTGTCAAGCCTTCCGCCAAGATACCGTTTGCATAGAACATATTGTCACCGGTCAATTCCAGTTCATAAACCTTTTCTTTTCGACCGGTTTCTACAATTGATGTAATCGGTTCAAATCCGTTTACTGTCATGACACTCTCACCTTCGGAAAGTTCGGTTAAAGATTTCTTTCCGTCAGGCGTCATAAATACTTCTGTCTGCGTAGTTTCTACTGTGCAGGATGGCGTATGAAGCTCATAAATATCTGCCTCACCCATGTCATGAAGTTCTGTAACTTCATTCACCGTGTCAAGAGAAATAACCTGATCACCAAATGCCATCTGTTCAATGGCAACTGCACCTTCCGGTGTTGAAATTTCTGTTCCTGCTGTAAAGCATGCAAAATAACTTCCTAATCCGCTCATAAGACCTCCAAAGAATCCGCCGCTCCCTTGCCGTACAACCGTCTGTGCAGGAGAAGCTACTGAATACCGCTGTTGTGATAACTGAGATAATAAACCTTGCGTTGGTGCGTTCTGTCCTGTCGCCATCGCTAAATATTTCATCGGCGTGTTGGTCGCCGCTTCCTGCGCCGTTGCCGCTGTTTTAATCGGATCCGTTGCCATCTGCTGCGACTGGTTCGCCAGCTGTGACAGCGTTGAAATCCCCTGCTGCCGGTTGTTAAAATTCGTATTTGCCAAATCAGCCTGCTGCCCGTAGCCGGAAAGTTGGTTCCTGAACATATCACCCAATAGCCCCGCCTTACCGTTAATGCCCGCCAATTGACTGTTATAAGCCTGTCCGGCAAGCCCGGCCGCTGTCTGCATATCGTTTCCGTACTGTGCGGCCAGCGTATTGGACGCATTTCGGGAAATATCATTGAATGCGCTGTCCGCCTGTGAAGAATTGATAATTCCCCGGCTGGCCAGTCCGGACAATGTATTTCCGACCGTATTCGTTAAATCAGCTTGTAAGGCTTTCTGCCGATTCTCCGCATAAGAAGATGGCAGCACACCGTTTAACAATCCTTGCATAGCAGTATTATTGTTCTGCATGGCCGTATTGTATTCAGACGCCAGTTCTTTATTCCCCTGTGTCATAGACTGAATAGCATTCCCCAGCAAACCAGAGAAACGATTGTTAGCCGCTGCATTAGCGTCTGTATTTGCATTTACCTGTGGAATCAGTCCCTGTACCAGCTGATTATTGGCCGCCGTCTGATTTTGCGCCCGATCATACAATGTTTGCCAATTGGGATTCGGCGTAACTTGCTGGCTGCTTAATGCTTGATTAGCCATATTCAGCAGGTTTTGTGCCACCGGCTGTGTAGTCTGTGCCCATTTCAGCTGTTCGCCAAGCAGCCCTTTTTCCTCATCGGACATCTGTGGCACTTGCGCCGGCGTTGTCGTTATCTTTGTCCCCTTTTTCCCGAACAGCTGTAAATCAAATAATAGCATGCAATCTCCTTTCTACTGTAAATTCTCAATTGTGCCGGTCAGCACATAGTAATGACGCCCCTCGTAGTCATAATCTTGTTCCGGATGGTGAATCATCTTCCATCGGCGTATATGTGCTTTCGGATTGCGCGTCGTCATTGTCACGATATCTTTTACTTCGTTAAGCGCCATCACCTCTCTGATGTAGTCAACCATTTTGTGAAACTTGCCGTATGTTTCAAGAATCTGGAAATAAACGATTCCCTCATACTTAATCAATTGCCAGAAAAGAAATCCGGCATTCGGAAAAAACTTGAAATGCGTTCCCTGTTTATCATGAAGATCATCATCAAAAAAGAACCCATCAAAACTGACGGATTCGCCAGTGATACGTTCATAATCTTTTATCATTTCCTGTAAACTTGATAATTTCAATTCATCTCATCACCCTATCTTGTTCATGAATTATTGATCTCTTGTGACCACCAAACGATAAGCGGGTCATTTGCTTCAAACAAAGAAACGAGAACATTCCCCCCAACGTATATCACCCATTTATGTTCTTTGAAACTTTTAACACACAAAAACGTGTAAACTGTTCCCGGAGTGACATTTACATATTTATCCCATTCTCCCGCCGATGTACATTTTATTTTCGTAATCAATCGAGGACATGTCCAGTCATAAGACGCACCATTATAATTTTGTGCTGTAAAACTGCCAGTTGGGATTGCTACTTTTAAAATCGCAAATTCCCGTCCCGCACTGGCTACATAACACCGTAAAGGACTTGCCTGCGGGTCATTAAACTCCCCCAGTTTTACATAGCCATCTCTTCCGTCTACATTGACATACGTTCGCGGGTCTGGACATTCGTTCTGGTCATCATATACATCACACTGTCCTGTTTCCCCGTTCTCTTTCTGATAATATAAATGTTTAAAAACACTCATGAACACCACCTCACGCAAACCATATGTAATTGTTGCCAATCTTCAGCTTATTCTCATTGTTTGTGCCCACAATCTGATACCAATTATTTGTATTATCTATCTCATCTGGTGTATTCAAATAGCGATAAAACAAGCCGTTAGAATTAGCAAAAAACAGCTGTGTTATTAATGCTCGTCCGTCATGTGCTGGATAAGCGCTCATTAAAACAGTTCCCCATTGCTTATTGCCGTTAATTACAATTTCATTGGCTCGGTGTGCAAGACAAGCATAAACGTTATCGTCTTTATAGTGCTGACGCAACCAGTCGTTCATTTGTTGCGTACCATTAAAAGTACCGGAACACAAATTGCCATCAAATGCCTTTGCGGTGATATTGGCTAATCCGCCTTGCGTGCCGTTGCCAAAACAATATGTGTAAATATTGTGGTCACGAAAGCCGAACTGTATGGTGGCTGCATTTCCAGCAAAATTAACTTCGTTACTATAAGCTACCGGCAAAGGTACATCTTCATGATAATAACGTTCGTCTGCCTTGTCCTTAGTGTAGTAATTATCGGGATCAAATATTTCTTTTTTGTTTGCTATATCTATCGTTATTTTCGAACCATCTGCATCCGGAGTAATTTTAATGTTATCCCCGGCGATTAATTCAAGAACAGCCTGTTTTACTGCCGCAACAAGTTCTTTGTCACCGATTTTTACTTTAGAAAATGCGTTTTGATTAACTTCTGCTTTATCTTCAATGCCAGATAGCTTTTCTTTTTCAGCATCCGTCATTTCTACCGCTGCCGCATTATTCATATATTCAATCTTTGTTACGCTGGTTGCATTCGTCGTTACCGCTGCAGCAAAAACTCTTACGACATTTTTCCATTCTGTACCGTTATACATGTACATCTTCTGCTCAAGTGTGTTGAACACATGAGTATTTGTTGCGACGCCGGATGGCAAAGAAGCAGAAAATACTGGTTTTGTTGTTACGCTTCCGTAAGATAAAGCACCTGCGTTATTCCGTTCTACAAACAGATAGCTTGTTATATTAATCGGCAACGTCCATGCACTGATTTTCTTATCAATTGTTTCTACATAATCTTTCGCACCGTTTTCATTAAAGCCGTCTGCCAGCGTTAAAATTATAGGTGTCGTACTTCCGTCAATAATGACCGACAATCCATCACCGGAAAGAAAACTGTACTTCCCGCCGCTGTTTTTCCCGTATAAAATACGCTGCCGAAGACCGCTCCCGCCGCCTTTTGATTGTGCGGAGGAAAGCGCATTCCCGATTGTCTTGATTTCTTCCCTATTCTTTAGTACAGCTTCTTTCGTACTGTCTCCCTGCGGCGTCGGGTTCAAAGGATATTTTTCCGTATAAGGCATTTAAACCTCCTCGTAAGTATAATCAAACTGCCGCAAAGCGATAGCGCCCTTGGCGACAAATATTTTTATCTGCAGATGTCGGTTTGCTCCGCCGCCGATCTTATTTACTTTCGTATACTCATTGCTATTCAGCCTACCGGTTGCATTAATCAACTTTTCATTCGCATAGTATAACTTTGTACCGGCCGCCTTGAATGTAACAGGTTTTGCACGTTTATCGCTAATCGTAATACTGCCATAACCTTCGATACGGTTGCTTGATACGAAATTATAAGAAAACAGCAGCAAGAACAGTCTTTGCGCCAATCTGTTCCCTGAAACAATCGACGTCGTAATCTGTTCTCCGTCATCGGTATCAACACCCATATCCAGAATGCCGATTTTGTTTCCGTAAGCGATATAGACATCCTTGCCGACCGTCAGTACGTCATGCAGATCATGAACGAAAGACCTTGACGTGAAAACGCCACGGCCATCCTCATACCGCGGCAGATAATGATAAATAAATACATCCTGATTCTTCCCCGGCTTAATCCATAGTTGTTTTCTTCCGGGAATATGCCACATCCGGGCTTGTTCCGATGTAATCGTTGTCAGTTGTGCATTAATATTAAGACCCACTTCGGACGGCTGAATATTCGCATACGTATTTGTCGGAACAAAACTCATCAGCCCCGCATCGCCTAAATAATAACTTCGGTCATCAATGCTGATAGAACTACCGCAGCACAAAGCCGTTTCAGAAAGAGGATAAACAGCAAGTGTCTTCTCGTGTGGATTACCAACAACTTGATACGCCCGCCCATATTCTTTGTATACAATGATAGCCTTTGACAAGAAATCAATAGCTATAATACAGCCGGGATCTTTATAACCAACCTCTACATACTGCGCAGAAGCGGAATTATTGCTGTCCGGCGTCCACGATCTATAATCACCAACAGCTGACCATGTGATACGGTGTCCATAAATAGACGCCACAATGACAGAGCCGCTGTGGCTGCTCACAAACTCGCAAGTAGGGCTTTCATCTACAGTAGACAGCACGCCAGCACCGGAAACAGCCTGCAATTTACCGCCGGAAGCAATCAAAATGTCATGATTAAAAGCATGATACTTCGGAGTGCTGTTCCCCGTTAGCGTTCCCATCGGCGTTACTGTTACCCAATCTGCCGTTTTGTACAAATCACGTCCGCAGGAAAAGTAAAACTGCTTGCGGTAATTGTCATAATACAGGCTCTCGATATCCGCCGTTCCCGTATAAATTATTTTCACGCCCGGCACTGTTTGAAGCGCGCCGTCCATCAGGCTGTATTCGCAGTTAATCGCCTGCGTTAAACTCTGCATATCAATGCTTTCTGCAGACTTGCTCCAGTCCAGACCTAATCTGAAACCGTTTGTCGAAGCAAAGAAACGCTCACCCATATTATCGCCCTCTTGCCGCTTGGATTGCCGTTGTTAAATCAGCAATAAACGCTTTATCTGCACTGGCATAATCCAGCATTAAAGATTTCTTTTTGACAAGAAATGAGACCAGCTGCACAAGCACAAAATGAAAGATTTCACTGAATGGAATCGAATCAGTTTCATCTGATACATGCGGCTTTTTCACAGCGTAAAATACATCATTGACAGTCTTTCCACCGTACGTCTGGAAAGACCCGTTCACAATGCGCACGGGATAACCCGCCGCCGGAATAAACGCTGTAAAATTACCGGGTACCGGATTATTGTTGTTAATGTCCATACTTTTTACAACTTCTCTGTCTTTCATCGGGACCAAAATCATCACGAGATAATCAATAGCCGCGTTAATATAGGGGATGTATTCCGCACTGTCATCTAAAATTTCATTTGTATCCAGATTAATCATCGTAATCAGTTCGCCTGCAGTCATACGGCCAGTACCCCCTCGCTATAAACCCACTTTCATCGTTCATCTGCCGCGCCATTTCTGAAATCGTATCTTCCCATCCGGAAACAAACGATAAATCCGCTTTCAGGATCCGCGCTACCATGTAATTCACCAGAAGACTTTCTATTTCTGCCGGATAACCGCTTTCATCATCCATTTCTTTGTAATCTGCAGATGGGATATATACGACGGTCAGTCCTCTTTGTGCCGCACTCTTCGCAGTAATGATTTTGTGGTCTTCCATCGTGTAATCAGCGGGATGACCATACATATCCTTTACTGATACAATCCGCAATGCGAAAGAAGAAAGCCCAATTGTTGGTCTGTTCGGAACTCCCGTCTCCGTTACACGTAAAATATCCGGAATATACCGCAGTACAATCTTATGTAGAATATGATTTCCTTCGTTATAAAACTCCAGAAACTGATACGGCGTATAGTTCACCTGCGACGTATCGCCCACCTGCATATACGCACGGTTAATCAAGTCTTTAATTATCATGGTTACTCCTTAAGAAAAGGAAAGAGGGCTTTTACAGCCCTCACCTTATCTCCATTGAAATTACTCTACAGCACCGCCGGTCATGACTTGAATCACGCCATAATCTTTGCTGTTGTAGATGGATTTTTCAATACCACCGAAGAACGCGATACCGTTCCCCTGTACATTGCCGTAATCATCCTCATCTTTAATGAAGCGAGCTTCGCGGGCTACAGCGAAGCATGCCGCCTGTTGCCCAAGAAGCAGGTTATGAACAACATTTGCAGAAGACGCACCGGTTTTCGTATTCATGACACGTTCATATTCATACAGAACGACGCCGTCATATTCGCCGAGCGCTCCGGTGAAAATCGGGTTTTTGCTGCCGCGGATTGCCGCGTTCTGCTGTGCCGCCTGCCATACCGGATCTGCTTTCAAGTCACGCGCTGCCCATGTGCCGACAAGCATGATGTATTTCTCCTGTCCGTCAATCTTGAGCGGTTTCACTGTCGGTTCATGCATTTTAGCCTTGCGTTTTGCGCGGCCGATTACCGCACAGGTCAGCTTGTCATTAGCCGTTAAAGAAACCTCTGTTCCTGCCGTAGACGCAATAAGACGTTCACCGGTTGTCGGATTGGCGGTCAGTGCGGAAATCAGCTTGTTATCTTTCCAGTCAGACAGCCACTGCACCAACACCCCCTTGATAAGAGGCAAATTTTCATACGGAGATTTCTGGTCATCCGCCTCAAAGCGCGTAACTGCGTTTCTGACCAAAGTAGTCTTTACGCTGAAATCATACATCTGCATTTCTTCTTCATTGCCTTTAAGCGTGTTGTTACCAGAAACACCGTTCCCTTTAAGATTCATTGCCAGTCCAAAGTTTACTTCATCGCCTTTAGCCTGTTTTAGATCTTTATTCGTATGAACAACATTACTCCCGTTAGTAGACGTAAACTTATCAAAATAAGAAGCTTTTAAACCTTCTCTCCATACCTTTTTCGTCCAGAGCTTAGGAACTAATTTTTCAGGAATTTTAAATTCATGTGCCATATTTCATTCTCCTTTTTGTAAAATAATTAATCACCGCAGAGGTCATCAATCTGCTTTCTGATTTCCGCCGGAAGCTCGTTTTCACGATCTTCTTCTACATACTTGAGGATTTCTTCCTCAGACAGTTTCGCGCCGGTCGGAGCACCGCCGTTTAACGCGCTTGCTTTTGGCAATGTTTTAGCCGTTTCAAGCGGATTTTGTGCAGGCGTGGTCATTGCTGATTTTACCTTTTCAGCAAAATCACGAATAACTTTAAAGTCTGCATCAGTGCCTATCCCCTGATCAATACGTGAAAATGCCGCATCAATCGGAGCAGCGTCTTTTCGCGTCATGCCATCCAGCATTTCAGTGCCCTTCTGCCACAGCTCGCCGATATTCGGAATAGCCTTAAGCTCGCCAATAAACGCTACATTTTTCTGATAGGTTTCCTGCCGCTCTTCCTGCTGGTGTGTCATCTGATATTCAATCCGTGCCTGTTCATGAAGAAGTTCCTGATACTTTTGTGCATCGGTGAACATTAAATCAGATGCGTCATCAATCTTGAGCCGACGTGCGGCTTCCTGCTGCGCATAACTGCGAATTTGATTCAAATCTTCCGGAGATAATACCGGTTTCTGTGACATGCTCATCTGCGAACGCAAAGTGTTAGCCGCTTCTTCGGCCGCTTTTCTGCGAGCCCTTTCTTCTGCCAGTGCTTTCTTCAAATCACCGCCTGCCGGATTGTCTTCTGCTTCTTTTGTCGGTTCAATTTTCGTTTTAGGTTCCGATTCAGGATCAGGGTCAGTTTTCGGCTGTTTACCTGCAGAATTATCTTCGGGTTTCTTTGGATCATTACCCGCTGGAGTTGTCGGTTCCTGTTTATCAAGACCTACTTCTTTCAAATCCTCTGCGTCAAAGCCTAAATCTTCTGCGTTGAGCATTGTTTCGTTTTCCATGATTATCTCCTTCTGCCGGTTTAACGACGTCGGCGGTCGAATAATTTTGTTTGTAGTTTACCGTCTCTTTTCGGACGAAAGAAAAAAGCCTTTTAACGTCGTTGCTTAGGACGATATATCAAGGCATTACTGCCCTAATAGCTGTGGTTGTTGTATCGGAATTTGCGGTTGCACCGGCGGAGCGATTGCACGCCCTTTCAGTGCTAATCTTTCCTGCATAATCTGCTGCGGTGAAATATTCACGCCGATAGACTGTAGCGCCGTTGATAGTGCTTCCGCCGGTAAATCTTCAATACTTGCGCTGACTTTAAGGTCCGGTATTTTCGGCTGTTCGGAAGCCTGCTGCATACGCTTCTTGACCGTTTCTTTTTCCGGGAAATCCATGAAGTCAAGAATGATATCCATCGGAATATCAACACCTGCCTTCTTCGCTTCCAGCAACTGATACAAATTCGCCCGCCGTGCGGTAGCGCTTGCCTGCGACGTTGTGATTACAATGTCGAAATCGAAAGCGGATAAATCATACAGTACTTTCGTTACCGGGTCACCGTTTTCATCCGTCACCGGCATACCGTTCTGATCTACCGTCTGCTGTTCTTGCATTGCTTGTCCCAGTCCTGGCTGTATCTGCACAAATTCTTTCTTGCCATCTTCGCCAAGGATCCGCATAACTTTATCTTTGTTATAAAACTGCGGGATTAGTCCCGGCGTGTATGTGTCACCCCACAGAAGTTTGACGATCTGCAACTCAGCTTCTTTTGCCTTATCGAATATTTCCGCCGTCTGCACCGTGGTAACTGACTGCCGTAAGTCAATCGCCTTCCCGCTCATTGCTCCGATGCTGCCTGACAGGCTCTCCGGAGTAATGCCTGAAATCGTGTAGAAATCACTGCTTGAGCGGTTTTCAAGCTCTATATTATTGACAGACTGCGCTGACGGAAGCCCATCAGTAAATGTCACACCCGGTTTCAAGAAAATATTAGCGCCCGGCGTTGTAGACAGATTCCGAATTTCCCGTTTTTCTTTTTCATCAAACTGCGGTCCAGTCCAAAAACGAACACCGAGCGACTGCTGATTGACGATATGCATACGCTGGCTGCGGTTCTTGTTGAGTTCGCGCTGTGCGTCTTTTAAATCCCGTACAATCCCCGCCGGTTCCAGTCCGTCATCTAAATCTTCTCCGTAGCCCGACAAGTAGCAATACTGCCGCACAAGGGGGAATTGATTGTGCTTATAAGGACTTTCGCCCTCTTCAAGTAACACTTCCCCGCAGAATGTCGCGTATCTGATTTTTGTAACTGGGATTTCTTCCGGTTCTGCTCCGGACCTTAAAAAAGCCGAATATAAATCCGGCTGCGATTCGTCAACAATCATCCCATCTGCAGAGAAAATCTTCTTCCGCGTGTACTCTTTATACCAATACTGAACCACCCTTAATTTCTTTAAATCGCGCGAATACCAGAGCGGCTCCGTATCAACTGTCTCCAATTCACTGTCATCGTATTTATGCGCGAGCATGGCAATTTCATCTGCTTTGTCCGCATATATTTGCTTCAATTTATCCGGACTTTCCCAGCTGTAACGCCCGCAGTAGAAAGCGTCTGACAAATCATCTTCTTTGCATTCCGGATCCACAAACACATCAAAAGGACTGACATTTTTTATCTGTATCCGACCGTCCATACGGGCATAATCAAATTCATAACTGACCCAATAATTTCCGACGCCACAGATAACCGCGTCTTTGAATGCCTTTTTCTTAACGCTCTGATAATTCGTCTTGTCAAAAGTGTACTTTGTAATACCTTTGGCCACACGTGCTACCCGGTCATCTTCTTCCGAGCGCGGCAGAAAATCCGGCTCTGTTTCGTTTTGTGCTGCATAGCCGGAAAGAAGATTGACGACTGGACGGATCCGATTAATCGTAATTGCCGGGCGGGATTTCTGCTTCATTGCTTTCAGATCGGCATCCGTCCACTGTTTACCGCGCATGAAATCATAATCTTCTTTCGCGGTTTTCCGCCATTCGCTTGTCAGCTGCAGTGCTTTTTTCACATTACTTCGCGCTTCGGATAAATCAAAACTCATTCGACCAGTTCTCCTCCATACATCATTTCATACATTTGTTCAAGCTGCCACTGTGGCATCTGCGCTGCGAACGCCGCCAGTTCTTCATCGCTCTTTTTCGCCGGAATTAAAATTCCATTCTCCATACGTTCACCAAACTCTGACTTAAGCACTCTGTATGCATAATCTCTAAGCGCTCTGTCACTCATTACACGCCCCACGCTGTTGGTTCATCCCCTTCCTCATCTTCATATCTATAGCCATCATTTAATGCTTTTTCTACTTTTACCGGCTGAATCGGACGACTCATCAAGAAATATCTAACGCTGTCGTAACTATGGTCTTCTTGTTGTGTATCCACGTCCTCGACTTTGTGCTTATCGTATGTCAATGCCGGCAGCGTCCGTATCAAGTGATAACACGTTTTGAATATCTTGAACTTTCGTTCTTTTAATCGTAAGTGTACCTGCATTTTCCCGGCTAACCTGTCATTATCCGCCGGATACCACGGCACGCCTTCCGCCGCGAAAACTTCCGCAATCGACGGCCCGTCATGTCCTGTCTTTTGCCAAATCGCCGGATCTGCAATGCCAAATTCACTGCCCAAATGCTTAATTTTCTGCGCCACTTCCCGTGCCGTTTCCTGCGTACCCATGTTGACCGTTCCCGGCTTACAGCCGTACCATTCATTAATTACATAGACAACGCCGTCATAATCTACCGCATACTCATAAATCGCATACGGTTTACTGTATCCCCAATCCATAGACCGTCCGCGTTGCCAGCTTGGGGGGATCTCAAACGGTTCAACAACGTGTATATCCGTCCGGAACTCCTCAAAAACCTGCCCCTCGAATATATTCCAATCGCCCTCACGATACGCTTTTCTTAGCTTATCCGGCAGCGTATCAAGCGCGTCACTGTATCCTGCAGGCAAGTACGGATTATCATCTATCCGCGCCTGGACGAAAGCAATTTTATTCGCAAAATCTTGCATTTCCGGCGGAATATTTCTGTCAATAAACAGATTCTTCACCCACATATGACCTTTACCGCCGGGGTTCGTTCCGGCAATCAGCTTAGGATCCTCGACGCCAACCCAACGCAGACGCATACGTAAAAAATCAAAGACAGTCTGCTCATTCAGCGTCAATTCATCAATTGCGATGGCCGCAAATTCGGACGATAGATATTTTGACGGATTATCAAGATTGCGGAAACATATCACACCGCTGCCGAACGCCGGATTTAATGTAAATTCATGCGTCGCTTCTTTGTAGCTGCCGAGCCAGTCCGGGAACTCCATTTTTATCTTTGACAACTGTCTATCCCGCAGTGCCGGGTAGTCTTCACAAAACAGCCCAACGCGGATACCTTTTAATTTCAAATGCTTGTACCAGCTGATCAGGAGATAAACCAGTTCCCAACGCAATATATACGATTTTCCGCCGCCTGCTGCACCGCCATAAAGAATGTATGTGTTATCCTTGACCGCCCGCATAAATTCACGCTGTTTTGCCGTTGGATGAATAATGTCATTAACAAGATTAATCGTCTGTGCTGATGTCATCATCTACCACCAAATTAATACCAATATTTCCGGATAATTCTTTTTCTTGCTTATCTCTCCATTCCGGTTTCCGGTTCGTCAGCCAGAAAATAAGTGCTTTCACGTCCGGTGGTACATGCCGAGTTACTCGCTTAGTTACTTTCATTACAGCTTTATTTTTTGCGTTTTTATCCGCAATCAGCTCTGATGTCGTCTCTATATAGTCATATCCTTTAGCTCTTTTTAATAATGCGTTCTCAACTTCGATATCAACAACTTCTTTCCCGCGCGATAAAGCCTCGGAAAATTCGGGGTACTTCTTAATCCATGTATACAATGTATCTTGATTAATGCCGATATTATGCGCAATCTGCTCATTACTTAATCCGTCTCGCGCCCATGCCTGCAGGCGCAAAAGATTATCCGGAAGAAGCCACTTTGCATACTTTCCCTTTGCGCCCACAGTAATCACCGCCTTTTAGATAAACAAACGAAAAGCACGCACTTTGGTAGAGTACGTGCTTTCTTATTTCAGGGAGGAATTCCTGAACTTTTACACTATCATAATACCACATTTAAAAGTCGCATTTAGTCGCAACTTGTGTTTTTCGTGAAATTTCTTGAATTGCACGGTCTCTCATTCTCATACATGTACTCCTGTCAAAATGATGATCCAAAGCAATCTTTTCCCAAAGAACATTCATGAAATATCGGTCAATCATAATCGACTTTTGCTCTGGGTCGGAAAGCAAAGCAAGCAGCCTGAACCCTCTTGTAATCATGTCACCGTATCTGTTGAGCTCTTTTATCCGCAGTTCTTCTGATTTTGCCATCTTCTCTTTGAAAGCAATCACGATGTCTGACAAATCGGATGGAGAGCCGCCATCCACAGGCTCCTTGTCGTATCTACAGCCTTTTAAAGAGAACAAATCCATCTCGCACTGCTGGCGGTATTGATTGAGAGAATCAATATGCTTTCTACAGCGTCGGATTTCTTCAAAAAACGCTTCGATATCATTACGTACCCGTTTTGATTCACGATTCAGTTTATTCTTTGTCTTTTCGTACGTCGGATCCGGATTATGAAAAATTCCTGGTTTCATTCCGTTATTCATCATCTTCTCCTTTCCTCAATGCAGCGTTTTTCACAAACACCGTCCATCTTGTTTTCGCTCTTTTATCCCCGAAAATCGGCTTATACGGCGATAGTTTGACTACATCGGAAAACGGTATCTGTTCACTATTCCACTTAAGAATAAGTACTCCGTCATTTTTCAGAACACGAAAACATTCTTTAAAAGCCCGTTCTATCCACGGCAACCACTCGGACGGTAATTTTCCGTATTTTAGAATGATCCATCCCGTATCTCCGCCATTTTTCAAGTGCGGCGGGTCGAACACTACCATGTCATAACTTTCGTCCGGTATATCCATCTTTGTGATATCTCCAATAAAATCAGGTTTCACGCTGAATATCCGTCCATCGCATAATTCCGTATTTCACCTCTGCGTTTTATTTTCTCCTCCACCACTTCTGACATCCGATTCTCATTAGCCCGATTTTTACTTCAATCGGGATTTTATCCA